TTAAATTGTACTGAACCGCTTTCTATAACTGTAATGTTAGAACCAATGCTGAAATTATCAGTGTATAGTGATGCATTACTAAAACTAATTGTTGTTTCAGTTAAATTATTAGTTAATGTAAATGCATCATAGTCTGGTGTATTATTAACTTTATTTCCATCAATGTAAATTTCTGCAAATGGATATAATCCGTTTAGTCTAGTAATATTTTGATCTTCAAACCTGTTTTGTCCTCCTAAAACAATACTAAAGGCATTGTTAGGATTTATGTTATAATCGTTGACAATTGAGGCATTTGCTGTTATACTAGTTCTAGCACCTCTATCATATGACCAATATGTTGTACCTACGTTTTTGCCGTCTACACTAACAATAATATCGTTAGTTGTTGTATTGTTAGCAGACCTTATTGGGAATCTTTGAGTAGGCTGATATCTTCCTGCAGGTATATTTAAAACTTCTAGAGTTGTTTCATCTGACAATTTACCAGGCAGTCTTACTTCTCTAATAGTAAAATCGGTACCTTTTATAAACAGCCTATTGTCGCCGCCTGTTCCTAAGACTGTAACATTTGCTTGTATGAAATCGTTTGCAAGGTTAGTGTCTGAGAATGGTTTTGATGATGCGGTTGTATTAAGTGGTATCTGTAATGCTGGATCAGTATATAACTTAATTTGTGTATTACTTGTACCTGCTTCTGCATAATACGAATTATTAAATGCACTTAATTCTGCAAAATAACTTGTATTACGAATTCCTGATCCTGTAATTGTACTGTAATTAAAATCTACATTTACTAGGTCTGCTTCTGCACTTCGATATGCTCCAACAGATTGTAAGTGTGTATCTGTACCGCTTACAGATTCATTGTACCACGAAGTAGCATCTACGTTTGCTGTTAATGTTTCATTTGTGTATAATTCATATATAGTTGAGTCAGCAGTTGCTTTTACAAAATATGTTTTATTCAGTATGTCTGACGTAAGAACACTATAAGGTTCATGGTTAACAAAAGTTAATGTATCACCATTTTGCAATGGCGTAAATCCTGTTTTAGTTGTTAATGTAACTGTAGCAGGGTTAGTATTTGTTATTGAATCAACATTACTTAATGTCAAAGTTGACGCACCGTTTGTAATAACAAAGGCATTACTGCCAACTGGTGTGTTAATTTCTATTGATGTGTTAGAAGTAATTGTTGCTCTATCTGTTGATATCCTAGTATTAGAACCAGCCTTAGTGACTTGGGTCACAAGGTGTTTTTCTGTTTCAGTATCAATGTCTCCGTATGCAACAATATTTGCAATATTGGCATTGGTAAATTTGTTGTTAAGTAATTCAACAACACTATCAATACTTCTTTCATTGCCTAAGTAAATGTCTAAATTACTTTCAGTTGTATGATCATATATGTTTACATTTGTTACTGCATTTGCACCAGTTAGTGGTAAATCTACCGAAGCATTACTGCCTGCTAATCCAAATGCTAATACATCACTAAATTGAGAAATAACAATATTACCTGTAATAACTGCAACATTTGGCTTACTTGCATATCCGTCGCCGCCGTTTGTAATTGTAACACTTTCTAATTGAGCATTAGCAAAAAGTTTTGCTGTTGCCTGTGCGGCATTTCCACTTGCTGGTGGATCAATTTCTATGGTAGGTACATTGTAATATGTTGTATTTCTTTCAAACACAAAAATATTTGATACTGCACCTGTGACATTTTCAGGATAAATTATTTCTATTTGTTGATTATCTCTAGTAAACTTATCTTGTTCTAATTTTATATCCATACTTTGATGATTATAAACATCACCAAATTCGCCACGTTTAATTGCCCATTCTTCAAAAATCTCAATGTTTTTATTTGTATTCACAACATTAGATCTAATCAAACTTGTAAGTGAATTAGCAGTACCTTTTTGATTTATTAATCCTTTATAGTACTGGAACCCAATGGTGTCATCTATTTTGATATCAGCATACTCATTGGTAGTTTGATATCCTAGTAATCCTTTTGCTAGTTGCGATTTTAATGGATCTAATTGTGTAGTATCTTTGTCGTGGTACAATCGTATGCTGTCTATTAGTGTATCAAAGTTTGGCAATACTGCATCGCCAACAATCACTAAACCTTCTGCTTGATATCTACCATCCCAATTTCTACTTCGTTGAGTATTAATTTCTAGCCTGTCTTGTCTTATTCCAAGAACATTGTCGTTAATTATATCATTGAAAACTGTTTTGTTGTTTATAACAAAAGCATGTTCAACTAATTCTGTATGTAACAGCATACCATATATTCTATTGCCAATTGGAGAAACAGTAATTGTATTATCTTCTCTAACAATTGAACAGTCTTCAGGTATAATTGCTTTGTTGTTTTCGTCTACTATAGAATATTGTTCATTAATTTGCCTGTTAATTTTTGATATTTTACCAGTTGTACTAACAAATTTTAATGTCTCTGCTAACGGACTTAGTTTAATACTATCACCGATTTCATGATTTTCTGTTGACCAAAATAGGAATCGTTTTCCTGCAAGTATCCAGTCATTCATGCTATTAATACTGCTATCAAACTCGCCAAAGTCAAAGCCAATCTCTTTTTGTTTTCTGCTTAAACTTATTAAGAAATCAAAAACTTTTCCTGCATTTTGAAATACTGTATCGTAATAAACTTTTTCTGTAACACCTGTGCCTAATTGATAGACAGTACCGGATGCTCCGCCAATTGTGGGCAATGATTTTAACGGTGTCCACATATTAGAATCAAATGCACCTGGTGATATATTCTGTTTGGCTATGTAATAAACACTACCTAATTTAATAATTTCGTCTTTGAGATAAGATGCTAGTGTTTCGAATACACTAAAGTCTGCTGGAGTCCCGCCTTCTTGTACGCCTTCAAATGGCCCTGCAACATCACTAGGTATAATATCAAAATATTGCGATACTGTATCAAAACCTGAAACACTATATCCTTCTGCTTGTTTTGTAATTTTTACACCTGTGTAAAAGTTTCTACTGTTAAAAGGACTTGTATGTAAGTTTACTGTTACATCTTCTTTAGGCAGTACTTGACTTGCACTTAACCCATCTGTACTGATGCTTTCACTAAAGACGTTAAGTTGTTTACTGTTTACAAATCCTGCAAATTTATGCCCTAGTCGTGTGTCCAAAGTTTTAACAGGATTTCCTATTTCAACATTTATATTCAATGAGTAAAATGACAAATATTGATATAATAATGTCGTGTATCCTGGTCTCAATGTTATAATATTGTCTGTAGACTTATAACCATGTGGTTCAAAATTTTGTCTTAATTTACGTTTACCTGTAGTTTTGTCAACTAGTTGCTCAGGCTGAACACTTAATCTTTGTAAATTTCTTTTATCATAAAATAATTTAGCAAACTCACCTGGTCTAGACAAGTAAAGCATTTCTAATATTGCAAACGGATAGTGACTGCTTTTTCTCCAAGCATATTCTACTGGTGCAATATCACCGAAGGCCCATAGATTGTCTATGTTTAAAGAATCTCCTGTGAGCGATGTGTAAACTATTTCTTTGGGTGATCTTAAGTTACCAGAGGAATCAACTGGCAAGTAACTATAAATAGTTGGTCTTGCCCAACGTTTCCAGTATCCTTTTCTACTTCCTGCTGGTATGTATCCATCTCTAACATTATTCCAAAATGCTGTATATGAACTTGTAATTGCTGTTGGATATTCAGTGTCCCACCATGATGGCTTTTTACAGTAGCCAAACATTTCCCACGGAGTAACTGTAGGTGTTTGTGTATCATAGTAGTAATCATACATGCCTCTCCAGTATCCTGGTTCTGTGGGTCCACTTGCATAATTCCATGTAAATTCATTTGTGCTATCGAATACAGTATTTGTTCTATAATCTACTTTGCTTTGTCTATTCCATTTGTTAAAATTTGTGGTTAATAATTTGTTGTATTCAACTAGGCTGTAATCGGTTTCACAGAAGAAACTTGGTTTAATTTCATACTCATTTAGTTCTATGTATTCACAGTTCCTGTATTCTTCTTCTATATTACTGTAAATAATTTGTTCAAATGTTAATATAATATCATCAATTTTGTCGTTTTGTTTAATCACATAACTACCATCATGACACAAAATTACATCTTTGTTGACCTGATATGATGTATCGGTCATAAACTGAGGCTGGAATGCCCTAAACATACCTAGTTTAGATAAACTTGCTGGAACATCTGCAGATTCGCTGTCTTCATATATTCGTAAATTTAGAGTGTCATTTTCTGCTAATGTAATACTATTGTTCAATGTAATATCAAACGGTAAGTATGAATCCACAGTAAAATCTTTGTCTGCACATAAAACTGTATTATTATGTTGTAATATGTATAAGTTTTTATCTAATGCAATATTGACTGTGTTACTAAATGTGTATTCCTGTAAACTCACATTGCTAATTACAATTTCTTCATTGCTGTAATCTGTACCAATTGGAACCATATAAGACAAGTCAAACCCACCTTCAGTGACTTTGCTAGATTTTATAGTTTTTAGTACCGTGTCTAGTATTTCTAAATTTGTTTGACTTAAATAGTCATTGTTATTGATATAAAGTTCTAAATTTGATATAAATTTCTTTTTAAAGTTATTGTATTGATCATTGCCAAATCTCAATGCATTAATTAAATTCCTGTCTTCGTTCTTACTTAAATACATGGAGTGCAGTAAATCAGAATCTATTTGGCCAATGTTAATATCATTTACATTAAATGTTTTACTTGTATCTTTGAAATTGTTATTGCCAGTGACTTTACCGCTAAAACCTTCTTGCCCTAGTAACAATTTATTTCCATGACCAATAAGATCGCTCAATCTGGTTTCTGTGATTTCAGTGTTCAACGGATTATATTTTAATGCACTTGGAATCTCAAAGAATCCGTATGAATCAATTGTTGTTTTTCTTCCTTCTTTTGTAAATGTCTTAACATTTAATACATCTGTATTTTTTAAAGTTACTGTTTGATTAAATGTAAAGTTAAATGTTGCATCGACTCCGTGTCCGTTATTAGATGCTGTAGTAACAATTGATGTAATATTTCCAGGGTGGCCAACCAATTCGCTGTAAAGGCCATAGTTTGAAACTGAAATAGTTTTAATCTGTCCGCCGCCGTTACTGATGTTTCCGTCATATGATTCTGCATCGGTAACAGTAATTGCAATATTACTATTGCTTCCTGCTATACTTAAAGTAAGTATATCACCAACTTCATACCCTAAACCTGTGTTATTTAATGACACGTCATTAAGTGTAGGATTTATTACAATACCTGTACTGCTATTTCTAATTGCGAAGTCTTTGTTTATAGTGAGAGCAGTATCGTTTAATTTAACAATTATATCATTATTGTGAGGTGATGCACTTGTTGTAAAAAATTTATCTGCTGAATTAACTTTGTCAATTATAATGACATCTTCTACATACTGTTTTGAATATAAGGAATTATCGTCTTCATAATATTTAAAATTACTAATATTAAAACTACCTGCAGAAATATTTGCATTTGCTATAAAATATTGCCCTTCGTATTTTACAACTTCGTTTGTAAAATATGTTTCTACATTACTAAAGTCTCTGTATTGATGTGGATAACTTATTGGATGCCAATTGTTCTTAAATCTTGTGTTGTCATTGCCTTTATAATCTTGTTGTAAATCTTTGTAAAACAAATATCCAGGTATTGTAGATGTATTTGCTAATAAATTTGCTTTGTAATTTACTGTATGATTACCCAGATGATTAAAAAATGTTGGCTCACTGTTGAATTTGCTTGTTTGGTAAACAACATTAGCACCTAAAACTGCATCATATGATGTTTGTTTAGTACTTGTTTTATCAGTGTTGTATGTAAATACAGGACAGCCTTTGAAATCACTGTGCGGATATTTTGCAGGGTCATCTACTTTTGTACCTGCAGAGTCATATAAATTAAATAACGGCTCTTGATTAATTTGAATTTTTTGTTGTGCTTGTTTCCATGATGTGCCTGTCCAATAGTAATCTAAACCTATATTAGTTCCTGTGATGCTATACACCTGTCCATTAGTAACAACTAAATTACTTAAAGATGTATCTTCAACAAATTGAATTGTACCGCTGTTGTCTTGTATTCTATAAATTTTTTCTGCTATTGCTGTATCGTCTTGTGGAAAAATAATACTGGCATTTGCAGTACCCGATGCACTATTAATTGGGAATCCTAATGCCAATCCTTCTAGATCTTCTTTTTTCTTATCTGCTATTATGTCCACTTTAGATATAAATGAGTTGCCCCAATTATATAGTTCTATATCTCTATCAAATTCTAAAATAGGTCGTGTTGCTCTTTGAGCCGATTCTGGCAAAGCAAATCCCGTTACATTATCTTTAAGTGGTTGCCGTAACTCGTTTACATGCCACCAGTAATTTAATCTACTCCATGGATTCTTATTTTTAGCACCTTTTTCCATAACCATGTAATCAGGTTGATTTTGTGTTGATTCTGATCCCCATGGTGTTGCGCCCCAACCGTAAACTGTATCAATGTTCCATTGTAGTTGCGGTTGTATATATGTTTGATGATAATCGTCTAATGCAAAATTTCTAGTCCCTTGCACACTATCAGGCAATAAATAGTTGCCTAATGATTCGACATCTAAGTAAACAACGTTTCCTGTTCTCTGGGCATTGTTACCTAAATAATATACATTGGCCGCTACTGCATCGCCTACTTTGAGTGCAAGATTACCAATGTACAGTCTAGTATTATTATGCACTGATGCACTTGCGGCTCCTGATGCCTCACTATCTGCTAAGTTTCTATAGTACTCTTTGAAATCACCACCTGGTGTAACAACAAAATCTTCTGGTAAAGTTGTTTCTAAATTATAATACGAACTGGAATTTGCCTGAGTATATGTTATTGAAATTGATTGTTCTAAAGGAAAATCACTAAATTCTGCATAAGCAGATGTGGAATCGCCTGGCAAAATAAATTGTATTCCTTTTCCTACGCCTGTAACAATATAAGCAGTATCTTTAGTTAGCACACTGGTATTTGAAATATGGTCGCCTGTGAATTTTACTACCATGTCATTTCTAAGTTCTTGACCTGCTGGCGATGTATATGACTTTAGACCTTGTATGTTATCTATGTTAATTTGTACGTTTGCATTACCATTAATTTCAGTAACTTCTGGACCTGTTGGGTACCAATAGTAATCTTGATAGTTAATTAATTTGTCTATGTTTATAGGCGGTGCAAATGCATATTGATTTGTTTTAAATAATCTGTCGTGGTTATCGATTAAGCCACCTTTGCTTCTTATGTCATACAAAAAGTCCTCATAGAAAACATAATTTACAGGTTTACCCGAATCTGGATTTATAGTAGTCACTACAGGATCAAAACTGTAGTATTCTCTATTAGGTGCTGGTTGCTCTACAAAGGATGTATTGCTACTACCTATTTCTCTTGGTGTCCCTATAAAGCCTTGTATATTTTCTATATTTGCTTTTGAAAATAATTGCTCAACTGTGCTTTCAAAGAAATTTTTATTAACACTAGTTTGGTGCTGTATAGGTAATAGATCAAAAAATTTGTTTGTCATTAGTATCCACTTCCACTTGAACCACTGCTACTGCTACTGCTACTGCTACTGCTACTGTTTGTTGTAGATGATTTATTAATTACGTTGCCTTTCAATTGTTTTAAATTTGCTGAAGATAGACTTTTAACTACTTCTACATTATCCACTGTTGCTGTAGAAAAGAATAATTCATCTGATGCCGCTCTAACTTGATATAAATCTCCAAATATAGATTCGGACTTACTAGGCACAATTACTACTGATGCTATTGCTTTACCTAGTTCCTGATGAATGTACGCACTTAATTCTGAGAAATAAAATGTTTCACCAAAGTCCCAGTTTTCTACATTAAAATAAGTGTCAATTAATTCTAACACCGCACTTCTAACTTCTGCATCTGTAGTTGTACTTCCTGGTAGTTTTACAACTTTAATTTTTGCTTGTAATTCTGGTTCTGCGTCATTGCCAAATAATAATTTAAATTTACCACTGCTGTAAACTAATTGATCACTAACACTCTTAAATTCATCTAAGCCTGCAAAATCTTGTGCAAGTTGTTCTGAAGTTGGTGCACTAGGCAATATACTAGTACCGCCATTTTTATAACTTAGCATTGCTTGATAATACGATTTAGTAAGCATAAACATTTCAACAACATTGCTGATACTAGGATCTATTCTAACATCACTTGGAGCAATGTGTTGCCATTCAAATGAACATTTTCTTGGATTTGCCTGTAATGTGTTTTGCTCAAAACTTCTACCTACTTTTACATTGTACTGGTTGTTTTCTGTTAGTACAATCATTTTAGGTGTTGTTAAGTCATTGATTAATTCATATACTTTAGGTAAAAGCGATCTTGGAAAAACTAATTTGTGATTAAGTTTACCTAAATTATTTTTTAGATATTTTTCTGCTACACTTAAATCTTTTACAATAATCAAATCAAAATCTGTAAATGGTGTTTTGTTATCTGGGTCACTACCTGGAGCAACTGTGTCTAATACATAATCAACTGATATTTCTGTTTCAGTTGCAAAATTTAATATTTTGAATTTTGCTGGTCTTTCGTATGTATAGCCATCTAAGTCAGTGTATTGCTCAAAGAAAACAAAGTCTGTGCTACCTACAAACTTGTCAAATAAGTCTGGATCATCTGGAAAACCATCATAGTCGCTGTCGACAGGTTTAACAACAACTTTTGCCGGATCGGCAAAGCCGTCACCATATCTGTATGAATCCACAATTTCAAATTGCAGTGGTCTGTCTAATGACTCTTTGACGTTTTTATAAACTACCTGCAATTTATCTGCATGTTTAAATCCGTTCCATCTGCTACTTAAACTGTCAAAGTCTGAAATTTTTAAACTTGTGTTTGACGTCAAATCAATAAATCCTTCTGATGCGGAATCTCCTACCTCAAATGTAGTTGTGGTTGCATTACCTGTATAAGTTTTATAACTACTTGAACCTGTGTCGTAATTAACATAAGCAATATTACCGTTTGCTCCACCAATAATAGATGTACCAAATTTACTTAATGGTATAGTAATACCACTCGGCAATGCTGATAATTTTGCACTATTTAATTTTACCACTGCTTTACCAGTTGTTGCTGATATTGGATCTACTGCTATTGTTGTAGATACTGCTGGTGCAAAATCACCTTGGCTATAATCTGCTGTGGGCGACACTGATGCTTCACCGTTGACCAGTAAACCAAAATTACTAATAAATCTTATTTCTAAATCTTTTGCTTTTGTGTCTCTGCTTCTTAAAATTATTTCTGGACTGTTTCCTACATTTGGAGTATATGTTGCATTTGTAGATTCTAATTGCCAACTATCACCTATATCATCTAAATTTGTATCAACCCAGTTATATGTTTCTACCAGTTCTGGTTTGAAGTTTGCTGTGGTTAATGCGATAGTATCCTTTAATACCCTTCCTGTTTTACTGTCAAATGTTTTTTCATCACTGGAAAAATAAAATTTTATATCTTTGAGACTTTCAAATATAATTCTGGTACCTCTTGTAGTTACTGTGTAATTTGAAATATTTGTTGTACTGTTAGTACTATTGTATTCAAATTTCATTAACCAACTAGCACCGCTGGTAAGATCCGGATTAAAGTCTGCATTTTTCTGTAAATTACTATTGTCTATAACATACCAGTGTGTAATATTACTTCCACCTGGTCTAAAATTATATCCTATACCAAAATCCTCTTTAGCCTTTATTCTTGTATCAAATGCGTTGCCTATATCTGTTTCTAGACTATTAGAATTTAATGTAGGTATAATTTCTGTGGCTCTCCATGCATTTGGAATTTCTTTGTTTAATTTTACGACGCCTTCTGTGACACTTAGTAAATTTGTCGGAACGCCATTATTTGTAATACTTGTAATAGTTGCTAATTCTTCTTGTGTTGGATCGTTTGGATTTTTAAATTTTATATAAGAGCCGGCTTGTATAATTCTATTTTCGTTTACACTATTGTTTAATGTAGTTCTTATGCCGCCATCTAATCTAGTAAAATAACCTGTGTTATTTTTATTTTTACTAGGCTGGGTAACCCATGTGATATCTTTATTGTTTGATGTCAAGTCAAATGCTAATGCATCTAAGCCTTTATGTAATTTCCTATAATCATCGTATACAAAGTTTTGTAAATTTACATCTTTAGTAATATTAGCAACATCCTCTTTTAAAATTTGCATTGCTGTTCTACTTGTACCAAATGTCAAATAAGTGTCTTTATTTTCTATGTCTTTGTATAATGCCCCATCGTCTGCAAATGATGTGACACTACTAAATCTTCCTGTTGGGTCTTCGATATCAATATATCTACTATGACCTGCATGGGTTCTATTTGTAGATTTAAGTTTTAATATGTTTACACTTTGACTCAGTGGAAATACATTATAGTCTTGAGCACTGACCATTCTATTTTGTGTATAATATGTTTGTGGTGCTCTTCGTTTAATGCTTTGTAAAGTTTCTGCGGCTGAACCATTTGAAACTGTGCCTTTTAATGACATCCTTAGAGTGAGTCTGTGTAATTCACCTTTTCTGTTATAATAAGGTAATACTAATTCTTTGTTTTGAAAATCTGCTGGTCTAATAGATAAGTTTTCGCCAATGCTGGTTCTGTAATAAATTCTAAAAATTCCAGAAGGTATGTTTGCAAAATTACCGTCTGAGAATCTTATTCTCACACCGTCGTCAAATAAGTTGTCAATTGCATATAAGTTTCTGGATTCTAGACTAGTTGCATTATATAATAAAGTCTGTCCTTGAAGATTGCTGACTTTTTGCCAAGTAAGTTGGTTAACAGCATTATTATCCATTTGATGCACAAATACATCTGTTTCGTTTATGTTAGCAACCGGTATATCTACTGTTCTGTTAGGCAATGCCCTTTCAAAAATATAATCTTCAAAACTTAATACACCCTGCTTAAACATCATAAAAAATCCTGTATAAGGACTTTCTAAACCTCTTTTATCATTTCGATAACAAATTCTCATTTGACTGTAAATGTCTGGTTGTGCTTCTTTGAAAACACCGTTTTCTATATGTGTACTAACAAATTCAAAAGGTACACTAACACCATTTACAGTTGCACTGGTTGGGAATATAGGGGTTGAGCCTATTTCATTATTGAACCCATATATCTGTGTAGCAATACCGCCTACTGTTCCTTCAACAATAGGTTTTGTAAAAGGGTTTGTTACAGAAAATGCACTATTTAAAACTGTAATAAATTGATCAAAACTATTTGCATTTGTTGGATCATTCCAGTCTATTCTGATATCTTGTAAACTTTCGCCCGAAGCGTCTAGTAAAGGTTCGTCTGTTTCTATACTATCAATTTTTACTAATCCACTTGCTGGTATATTTCTTTTAGGAGCATAACCTAGCATATCTGCTAAACGTAAAATACTGTCTCTACTTTCTGCGGTAGCAAGGAAGTTTTCCCTGGTATTTAAATCTGCTCTGAATGATAAACTTTGCGAAAGATATGCTAATAATTCTATAATAGCAATAAATTCAGAACTCTCAATGTAGTCATTGAAAGATTCTGGATAATTTTCTCTTATGTAATTAAGCATAGATGTACGCATTGTACTAAAATCATATGCCTTGAAACTTACTTGGGTGAATGCCTGATAGGCTAATTCCCAGTCCTCTGCGGCAAATAGATTTTGATTTCTATTGCTAATTGACATTATGTATCTCCATTAAATTCTCTTTCTAACCTAACCTCTAATACATCTTGACTTTGATCTACATTATATTCTAAATAAAGTTCTACTTGTAAAAAATGATCTGTATTTGTAATTTTTACATCAAGTAATTCTACTCTTGGGTCATTACCAACTATAGTGTTGCATTCTTCTTGTACATCTTGCATTGTTAGATTATCAAACGGCTCCATTAGAACATCGTGTATAATACTACCATATTCTGGTCTCATAACTCTTTCCCCTTTACGAGTCTGAAAATGATTTAATAAATCTTGTTTAACTAAATCTAAATCCGTAAGTGTGTAAGGTGGTTTTTTCTTGTTATCTGTACTGAATCCAATAAATGTTGCCATACAAGTATTTATCAGTAATATTAACGGATGCTTTAATGATGGGGGTTTTTGGGCCTTTTACTGTTTTACTAAAAAAATCTACTTTTGAAGTTTTGCCGTTCCGGCTTGTATCACTGCGGCTAAAACATCATCTGGAGCATTTTGCACCCACTTATTAACTTCCTGTTGCTGATTAGAGTCTAAATTATCACCTTTCACATTTGGTATATTTGTATTATCGTTAGAGGAAGGCTGTGTCTGTGCATCAGCATAAGCCAAGTTTAAAAATATCGCACTTTTGTTTTCGCCATCAAATTGCACTGGAGCATCTGAGGATGATTGCTTTGCAAGATTTTGCAATGGCGGATTGGCTTTTAAAAAATCAAATGTGCTAGTCTGGTTCTTCAGTCTAGGAGATGTTGCCATCCATTGTTTGAATTGTTCAATATTGAGTGTCTCAGGTGGTTGATCCGGATGATTTTGTACCAACCATTTCTGATATTTTGTAGCAATAACATTTGCGGCTTTCATGCCTTTTGCTTTAACGTCACCGCGAATGTTGGAAATTTTTGCACGATTACTGCCTAATTTACTTCCAATTTTACTGACAACATTTTTTGCACCTTGCTTCATTCGGTCAACTGCACCGAATTCAACTTCGTTTATTACTTCATCAATTCTCATTTAATATCTCCTGCCAGTTATTTATCTCTTTTCTTATATCAATTAAATAATTACAAGTACAACTATTACTAGAGGAAATTATGAAATATGTTTTAGCAGTTGCACTGGCAGACGAACTCGAAGGATTGCAAGGCAACTATAACACAATTATTACAGGTGTTGGTAAGATTAACGCCACACTTAAACTCACTGAGTATTTGACAAATAATCCAGATACAGAACTGGTTATCAATTATGGTACTGCTGGAGGAGTAGACCCTAATATGAAAGGCATGTTGCACATTGGAAAATTTGTACAAGCAGATATGGATTGTAGAGAATTTGGCTTTGACAAATATCAAACACCATTTGAAACAAATACCCAAGAAATTGTGGTTGACCACAAAGGATTTACATGTTATACTCAAGATAAGTTTGCTACAACTAAACCTGATGGTTATTGCAATGTAGTTGACATGGAGGCTTATGCAATCGCTAAAGTGTGTATGCATTTTGGCGTAGACTTTAAATGTTTAAAGTTTATAAGCGATATAATCGGACAAGGAGATCAGACATCCGAATGGCAGGCGAATAAAGCATTAGGTGTCGAGATGTTCGAGTCCACATTAAAGGATTTAATAAAATAAAAATGAACGAATTTGATAAAAACTTTCACATAAACTTTAGTCCACTTTACATTGCCGCAGTTGTGATGTTTTTTCTATTATGGGCAGTAGAGGCTAAAGCAGACGAGATAGAAGAAATTGTTGTAACTGCTCAACAAGAAAAAGTGGTCAAAGCAGACCCAATAACTAGCGGTAGTTTAATAAGTGCTATTATGCCAGCCTTTACTTGGAATCCAGGTGGCTATGGAGGCTTTGTAGGTTTCAATGAAAGAGGTGCTCAAACATCTCACACTTCAGTTTATGTGAATGGTATCCCGGCAAATGATCCAGGGGCAAGTTGGTATGACTTTGGACATGACTTTGCAAGTGGACAAACAGTAAAAGTAATTACTGGTGCAAATGGTGTTATATATGGCTCAGGCAGTATGGCAGGATCAGTACTTATACAGGATACAATAGAAAGAGGTATTACACTTAGAGTAGAAGATGGTATAAACTATGTCAGAGTTGCTCCAATAGATCAGTTAGAGTTTAGTACGGTTAAAGATGGCATGGATAGTGTTCGTAATGACAATGAAGAGGAAGATAATTACGAAAACAAAACTGCTAGGTTTAATGTAGATGCAGGAGACTTTACTATTGTAGGTAAGTTTACTGAATACGAATACGACTATGACAACTGTTATGATTATAATTGGGGCCAAAGCAATGACTGTTTACAAGACGGCCAAAGATATAATATTGCTATTAGAAATGATTATATTACAATAGGTAGAAACTATAATACTGCTGAGTATTTCACAGTAGAAGATCCTACATATTTAAATGAGGGTTATAGAGATTATTTTAGAATAGGCAATCAAGTAGAACTCAGTCAAAGTTTAAATGTTGCATTTGGTATAGATGTAGAAAAACAGTATTACAATACAAGCAGTTGGCAAAATGTGGAAGGATCTGAAACAGTTTTAGTAAGTGATACAAGACCAGGTTCCTTTACAGATGAAAATTTAACATATAATGATGGTACATTATTACCTTTGTGGAACGGTACAATAGAACCTGATCTTGATAATGCATATGAAGTTATACAAGGTAACGGTGTATATACTCTAACACAAATAGATGAAAAGTATTCAGACGAAAATGGAGGTATATACTTTCAAGCCAATGCTAACTTTATACTAAATTATAACTTTGGTATTAGACTGGGCAACGATGATCAGAATGCTCTTAGACTGGGTATTGAAAAAGGCGACTGGTTCTTTAATATAGGAAACAGTTTTAGAAAGCCTAATCTATATGAAAAGTTTGGCGATGGATATGTACAAGGTAATGAAGAACTAGAACCTGAAAAAGGTGTAGGCATTGAATTAGGATATGGTGTGCTAAGTGTGTTTATGTATGATTTTGAAGAATCAATAGAGTATGTTCCAGGATATTATACAGACAATATTACAACATCATTGGAATTAGATGCTGAAGCATCTGTTAATACAGATGGTACATATGGTGGTTGTGTTTTAGATCCTAATTATACAGCATCAGATGGAATGCCATTAGGTTGTGCATATGAAATTGTAGAAGATAATAATCCAGTTTACACTATGGCTACATATTCTAACACAGGAGAGTACACCACAGCAGGTGTTAGATATGCAAATAACTTTGGTCCTGTTTTTATAATGTTAAAATATACTGATACAGACCAAACTAGAGTACCTAAATTTGCTGGTGTGTTACAATACAGCGAAGACTTTTTTGATGTAAACTTTAGATTAAAGTACGCATTTAATTTAGATAGAGCACCTGGTCCCTATGATGTATTAGAAGAAGGGCAGGAGTATTTGGAAGATCTAAATAAGTTAAACTTATATGTAACCAAAGTGTTTACAAATGGCTTAACACTTTCTTTTAAAGCAGAAAACATAACAGATGAAATTGTAGAGGTTGTTCCTTTTTATAATACACAAGGTAGAGAAATTTACTTGACATTACATTATAACTGGTAAAAAATATCATATTTTGATTTGTTTGAATTGAATTAGTAGTAAATACAAGTGTATCATTTAACAACATAGGACTAAAATGAAAACTGATAAAATTATTAAGAATATTGTATCTACTTTTAAAGATCTAGAGGAAAAGGCCAGTCACATTAATTCAGCAAGTGGTAAGACTGTAATTCACTCTATGATACAAAGAGATAGGAGAGGCAAGTTTGATAGTTTGGGATTTTATAATTCTAAAACTAAAAGATATGCCTTAGTTTTTATAAGAGATTACATTGCAAGAAATGTAGATGTAATTCCTGAACTGGATGACATGAAAAGAGTTATCACTGTAAAATAATGACCGACCACTTAACAAAAAAATTCACAAACAATACCTTAGAAGAAGATTTAAGAATTATGCTCGTTGAAAAAAACAACGAGTGTAATGCACTTAGAGAAGAAATAAAAATGCTTAAAGTGTCTGTTGCTGAAGAGTCAGATGCAAAGTATAGAGCATTTGTTAAAATTTCTGATTTACAAAGAGAATTAAATTCGACTAAATAGGTTGGCTTCGGCTACACGTCTATTGTATAATAATGTGCTGATTCCATTACCTCTTTTAATAGGTATTTCAGTAAACTCCATAAAGTATGTAGCACAATTATAATTTTCACTATTGAGTGCTTTTATTAATTTGCTAGTTGTAAATTTTTTCATACCTATATCAAATGCTAGAGATATTAATGCAACTGTTTGATTTGTATTAAGCGGTACTTTGACTCTGTCTACTACCACACTAAAAGCACGGGTCAAATCAAGTTTATACAGCCTATCGATAAATTCTGGTTTTGCACCATTTACTAGACTATAAACATAAAAATTATTTATTTGGTCATATACAGCAATTGATTTTACTGCTAATTCATAATCAACTCTACCATTTTTAATAATAGTTGCTCCTTGTAAGTAAGCATGATTATTTCTAATAATTTTTCTTACATCAGGATGATCTAAATCCAGTTTACTATAATCATTGAATGCTATCATTTTGTTTGATATTTCTAGAGAACTCATTTTATGAGATATACCAATGTATGTTTCGTTTTGTATTTCAGTTGGCACAAGATATGTATTAAAATTACCAATTATAAAATCATTTGCATGTATTAAAATTTGAGTCGTATCTACTAAATTAGGCAGAATAAATTTAGGTACTACTGTATTTGTTTTAGAATATACTCCAGTAAGATAATCTGTGCCTTCAAAATGTGATCCTATATAAAAACCACCTGGGTTACAATAACTTAACGGTACATTATCCGATGGATCCAACTGCCCTATATTTAGATCATCTATGTATGCCATTATTTGTTTGTCCTTGAAGGACTTGGTTCTATACCAGGCCATCTTGTAATAATAGTATTAACTTTTTTATCAAATAAAAGCAATGGCGTTAATGGACTTTTGCCTTGTTCTGCTCTTTTAGGATAACCACCTGATAGTATACCTGCTAATTCAAACGATAGTAATGTGTTTGTTGTTTCGGTTGTTTTTATGCCACTCATGTTAGGTGCAACAGGCAAAGGTGGCAAAGTCGGCAATGTTGTTGTTTGAATATCAACTGTGTCGCCAGCATTGATGTATGTTTTTGTTAGACCCATTATATGTGTATGAGTTGTTGAAAATATATCTACATCTCCCATTGACTTGATTTGTAATGTAGGTTCAGAGGGCGGATTATTTACAGAGGCTGGTGCGGCTATTTCTATTTGTGTGCCTGCCATATGTACTTTGTTATCACCAAATAATTGTAAACTACCTGGCATTGTGGTACCAGCGGTTGTAAATAGTCTAGGTCTTGCTTCTATACTTATAGCATTAGAATACATATTAATATCTTTCACACCTTCGATGTTCACACTACCGTTATTTAATACACTCTGATATACTGGATTTAAGTATGCTAATTCTTCTACATCTACAATACCTTTTTGTGTTTCGTTAGGGTCGTTTGGATGTGGATAGTTGTTAGCGGCTTTGATATTAACATTTTGTCCTGCTTCTATATTTACATCCTTGTCCGCTCTGAGGTTCATATCACCTGATGTTCTTACATTGTAACTGCCTGTGCCGTAAATGTCTATGTTACCATCGGCATCTATTTCTATATGCCCTGTACCTGACTTATTAGATATGTATATTAAATTTTCTGCGTCATTGAGTACTATTTGATTTCCGCCACCGGTTCGTATTCTTATAAATGGATTATCGTTACTATCATCCATTACAAATTGATGTCCAGCATGTCTTAGTCCTGGATCTTTAGGATTCTTGGGACCTGGTGTTAATATACCATATACTTCACTTGCGCCTTCCCGCCTAGCACCACTAGTACTTTGCCCTCTTATAAAATCATCTATCAGTCCTTGTGAAAAAATAACACTTTCTAATTCGTGCATTGATCTGTCATCTGCTTTTACTTTGACACTTTTAACAGTACCGCTGTATTCTACATTATGATCCTTGATATTTGCAGACATGTTTGCTTCATTAACAGGTGTCACTCCACCTATGGATTTTCCTGCTGGAATACCTGGTACCATAAAATTTCTATTTGTTTGAAATAAGCACCCTAAGATTATTCCGGAGAGTTGGCCTTCGTATTCATAAAAACCTACTACAACTTGATTACCATTATCAGGTGGTCTCATCCACATTCCATAACTGGTTTGTGCAACGTCAGGTGCATTTTTATCGCCTGTGCCTCTCTCAGGAGTTGCACCAGCAAATGGTGATGTCCATATACAATCAAATAAGGCACTAGTACTTTTGTTTGTGCCTGTTAATTCTGGTATATGCACTAAGAGTATTCCATTTCTAGAAGGATCGTCTGCACTAATTACTGTGCCAAAATACAGCGACAAACCTTTACTTGCATTGGATGTGATTTTTTCTTTTATGCGGTTTGGTATCATATTACTATTTAACCACCGTCACTATTATTAAGTCTATCTATTGATAGGGGATTTACATATCCGGCTGTCGCTAAGTCAGATTCAGTAAAAGTTAAATTGTTTATTGCATTCTCTAACGGATCACCTGAGTCAAGAACCAATTTGCCGTTTTCATCAAACTGTAATTTAGACGCATCTAAAGATGCTGATATTTGCTCCTCTAAGTGTTCCTCTGCCTCTATTTCTTCGGCACTTTTTGGAAATTGTCCTTTATAAATTGTTCTATAACATTGTAGAGTTTGTCTAAACTGTCCACCATTAAAGTTATGAAGTACTTTGTAAGGGAAAAACGTTCCTGAGAAAGAGTTGTCCATGGATAGATCATTTATTTCTCCAGTATGCCTGCTTGGATCATCATGCCATGTATCGTATTCTCTTGGAAACAAATATGTAAAGAAAAAGCCTACTTCGCCTATTCCGTATGGTGCAATATTTTCTTTTATAGACTGTTCGCGTACTTTACCTATATCTGTTTGCAGTGAACCTAAATATTCATTGCCTGGCTTGTGAATAAATACATTGTTTACTTTTGGTGCTTCTTTGCCAAGCCAATAAGGATCTCCTTTGATAGTTAATTCCATTTGTACTAAGTATGGTGCACCCAATTGGCTATTTGACAAAGCCGTTGTAAAAATACTTTTATTTGCAAATTTAGAGTTTGGACCTACTAGTGTTTTTATTTTTGGATCATATTCACCAAAAGGTAAATTCTCACCATGGGTGTTTTGAGAACCATATCCTGCTTGATCAAATTCAAATTCTTCCATATATATAGAATTAAAATTTTCTACTACAGAGTTCTGAACAGTACCAGGGCCTACTCCAGTGGAGAATCCTGCAGGAACTGTAATGGAATTAAGTTCTTTGGTAAATTCGCTCATTTTTTCTTTGGCGTCATCTAACAATGAGCCTGTGTCAATGCCATATTGGTCTAGTCCAAGATCGCCTACTGCACTTTCAATTTCATTAATAAAGCCACTGACTCCTTCGCTTATTTCATTAAATGCACTATCTATTACTGCAAAAGGAGTAAAAGCATTTGCTGTAATTTTTGCTATCTGTTCGCTAATTTCATTTGATATAATGTCTTCCACATCAGACTGCAAAGTTGATATTCTGTTTGTGATTGTATCTAAATCTGAGGTCAAGTCTTTTATGGTTTTGGTTTTTTGTAATATTGCAACCGGAGAACTGGGTAACTTTAAATTGAGTTTTCTAATATTTTTGGAATTTGGTTTTGTAATACCAACTGGACTCAGTCCAGAGGCTACTGCGGCTAAATCTTCTGTGAGTGTTATAGGCAACTTTGCTAGTGTTGTAAGTAAATTTTTTGCATCTGTGGCAAGTTGTTCAAACTTCTCAAGAATTTGATCTTTTGTAGTAGGCCTCACTTTACTATTGAAATCGTTAAGTTTATCAGTGCCTGCTGAACTTATTTGTGCGGCTGGCGACTGTGTGTAATTAGTTTGTCGTCCACCTGCAACTGGTACTAAATATCTTATACCATTTTCTATTTTTAAATCAACATCAAAAATCTGATCATTAATGCCAGAATATGTGTAAGCATAAAGTTTATTAATATTCCTGTCTTTTGCGGCTTTTACTAATTTAACCTTTTTCTTCTTGTCACCTTTTGTTGTACTGGTTTCTATGTCTAATTCTTTTGCATCTATCACAGATGATGAATCTAGTTTGCCGGTAAGTACATAAGTATATTCCATTGCTGGTTTTCCAGTCGATGTATACAAGTATTTGTCATCAAATTTTTGCCACGTGTATTCTCTACGAATCGCTGGTGTAATATATTGTGTTTTATCTTTATTGAGTTTTTCAGTATCTAATTGTGCTTCGCCTTCATCCATATCATACCTATGATTGGTTTTTGCATATTTGTGATTCATTGAGGCTAAGCCATACATTACAGTATCAACTGGGGTATTTTTTTTGATATGTATTTTAATTTTGGCTTTTTTGCCATCATCGGCTGGTTTTTCTTCACCGGCTTCTGCGGCCTGTTCAATTCTACCTATAGTTTCATTGCCATCTTCCTCGGTAGTGAGTGTTAAATTTTGCATTGTATCAAAATATTCTTTATCAATAGGCATATCTTTAAATATAGTTTTCAATCCAGGAAGTCCAAGAGGATCTAACATGTAGATGCCTTTTTCAATACCTATACTTGGCTTTGGTTTTTCTAATTCAATATCCCCAGTCTGCGTCTTTTGTAGTTTTTGCATTTGTTTGGTAAAACTCTCAAACAATTCGTTAACTGTGCCTTTGTCACCTGATACAATTTTGATATCCTCCGGGACTCTTTGTACTGATGCATCCGCAGATGCAACTACTTCGTCGATTGCAACTGCTTGAATATTATACTCAGAACCTGTTGGACTTGGATTTACATCAAAATTTATAATTCTTATGGGTATTGCTGTGTGATAAAAAGGCTCAGCATTGTTAATATCGCCAAATAATTTATCATTTTCTGTTAATTTGTCTTCCTGACCGATCAATTCTATTTCCAAAAGGTACGGCATAGATTGTAAAGGTAATGGGTCACTCTCGCCCAAAGTTTTGTTAAGTTCAAATTGAGATCTATTCAGCAAATCAATAAATGACATTCCAAATGGTTCTTTTAAATCAAAATGCATTATGTAATTGTACATTTTATGACCTTTCATTGTTGGAGGAGGTGATGGATGTACAACAGTACTAATTGATAAATTATCTATTTGAAATTTAGTAACACTTGTTTGTGCAATAATAATCCTGTTACCTTGTTTTGTATCTAAATTCACAAGACCATCAGTATAAAAATTAGATGGCAACATACTAAAAGTTAAACGATAAGTGTATGAAGAATATGCATCTGTAGGATTAAATAGGATATTGCTTTGCAATTCTTCTGGCAGTATGTGTTTGAATAGGTTTGGATTAGCAAAATATTCTGATTTTATTTCTGCCATATTAATTACCTGCTATCTGTCTTGCTCGGCTACCTGTGACTAATCTTATAATTGTACCTTCTTTGAAATCTTGTATAGGATCTTTTATTATTTCTGGATTACTTAGTACCAATATCCACCATAACTCAGGACTACCAAATTTTTCAAATGCAAGTAAGTCAGGCCTACTGGCATATTTTTTAGTAATTAAAAATTTTTGATCACTTACCGTAGATGGTACTGCAGGTAAATTCATGTAATTTAAACCTGTATAAAACGACATATTTTGTGCGTCTTTTAAAAAACTGTTTTTGTTATATACTGCCATTAAATAAATCCTATATTTCCGCCTTTTTTCATTTGATCAAGGTCAAATAATCTTCGCTGTCTTCTAGGCGAGTATTGCACCATTAGTGTAATTGTCATTTGTAAGTCTGTTGGTACATAAGTTACTCCTGCGGCTTCTCCGGCATTATTTTCTGTAGTCCCATCTGTAGTTGTTTGTGTTTTAAATGCACTAACAAATTTTCCGTTAGTTTTTATAATATTATGTTGTACTGGTATGTAGTCTACATTATTTTCCATAATAAAGTTGACGTCATTAATAACAACTGGTACTCTGTCGTATCCATGGGGGCCTAAATAACTAAATTCTAAAACAGGCGGCGGTGCACCAAATTTATTAGATGATACTGCCGCTTCACCAAAGTTTGCTTTAGTTGTAACTTTTAAAAAGTGCATTATTGCTAGTAAATATCGTGCTTCTTCTTGTGTAGTCACTGAATACTGCACCTGTAATGGTATTGTAGGAGGCGAACTCATCATATAAGTATGTAACGGATAATTTGTGCCTTGAAATTGCTGTGTATCATACGTTGCACTAAAGGCTATAAAAATACTTGGCTGGTAGTGAAACATAATGCCGCGGTCAGGCTTGAGAGGACTCAATATATCAGTCTTTACTAGGCTATCTGGAAAGAATGAATCTTTATTGGCTCGCATAACCTGTAGTCGTGCTCTCCAGTCAATGTCTAGATTACTATTTCTTCCTAAATCTGTATTTGCCATTCTTTCTCCTAATGTACTATGTATTTATCGATATCAATAAACTAGCCGTTATTGGCCAGAATTGGATAATTATACTTGACACTAGAAAAATTTAATGTATAATAAAGGTTAATTATAAGGAGACACAATGGTCGCAAAAGTTAAATACTTGAACAACAAAGATTTACTTAAACAAATACATCTCAGTAAGATGTCCTTTTGTTGGGTTAAATCACCCCAATACGATTATCCAGACATTATTATTAATTTAGAAGATGAAATTACTGATGCAGTGATACTCGAAGCAAAACAAAACAAAGCAGGAAAAATGAAAGATATTGCTTATAAAAAAGCAGTTGAAAATTACGACGGACCTGCTAATAAAAAGCCTAGACAAAAAGACTTTTTAGTTGCTCTAGAGGATATTGCAGACGAAGATGTAGTAGTAAGGCAAATGACTTACGAGCATATTCCATTAGAGCCAGGCAGAAAAAAGAATCCTAGAAACGAAGCAGAAACAAAAGCAAAAGCAAACTTTCCACCATTTAAGCATTATGGCTTGATAAACGGTACATGGGAAGAGGTTGCTAGGAGTCACTGGAAAGGCGGTCCTAAGAGTGGTAAGTTTTCTGTTGATCATGGTAGCATTACAAACGAATTAGGTAAGATGTACCTTAAGTTAGTAGATAGATATAGTCAAAGATCTAATTGGAGAGGCTATACTTATGTTGACGAAATGAGAGGACAGGCATTACTACAACTTGCAATGATTGGATTACAATTCAATGAAGCAAAATCGGATAATCCATTTGCTTATTATACAGCCGCAATTACAAATAGTTTTACAAGAGTGTTAAACATAGAAAAGAAAAATCAAAACATCAGAGACGACATATTAATCGACTCTGGGCACTTACCAAGTTATGGCAGACAGATAGCACACGAAAATGAAATTAAGGCTTTAAGAGAAGCAAAAAATTCAGAATCGGATGCCTAAGTATGACAGACAATTTATTTGAAAAAGCAGTTGTCTTTACGGACATACATTACGGACTAAAATCTAATAGTCATCAACACTTAAAAGATTGTAGTAATTTTGTTGACTGGTTTATTGCTGAGGCAAAAGTCCGCGGTGCTGAAACCTGTTTCTTTTTAGGCGACTGGCATCATCATAGAGCAAGTGTTAATGTAGCAACACTAAATGCTAGTTGGAGAGACCTTAAGAAACTTAACGAAGCATTTAACAAAGTATACTTTATTACAGGTAATCACGATTTATATTACAGAGATAAACGTGAATTAAACAGCATGGAGTTTGCTAGAGACTTAAACAACTTTGTAATGATAGACGAGTTGTTTGAAGAAGGCAATGTTGGTATTGTACCTTGGTTAGTAGAAAACGAATACAAGAGAGTTGCTAAAATGCAATGCAAGTATATGTTTGGTCATTTTGAATTACCGTTCTTTAAAATGAATGCAATGATAGAGATGCCAGACCACGGTGGCATTAATGCATCAATGTTGCGTAATCCAGAATATGTGTTTAGTGGACACTTTCATAAAAGACAATATGACGAAAACATTCATTATATAGGTAATGCATTTCCACACAATTACGCAGACGCACAAGACAATGATAGAGGTTACATGTATCTTGAATGGGGCAAGGAACCAGTATATGTAAACTGGCCTGAGTGTCCTAAGTATGTTACATGCGGACTTGTTGAATTAATTGATGATCCTGCAAAATACTTAGATGCATATACTTATGCAAGAATCAAATTAGATGTTGATATCAGTTATGAAGAAGCAACATTCATAAAAGAAAACTTTATGGAAAAATACAAGTGTAGAGAAATACAACTTGTACCTATTAAAGAAGTTGAAGAAGAATACGAAGCCGGCGAAATATCATTTGAAAGTGTTGAACAAATTGTTATAAGCCAATTACAAACCATAGAAAGTAATACAATTAACACAGAAAAGTTAATTGACATTTACCAAAATTTATAATATATGCTTAAATTAAAAAACATCAGTGTAAAGAATTTCATGAGTGTTGGAAACAACGTTCAAGGTGTGCGGTTTGACGACAAGAACTTAACACTAGTACTAGGTAACAATCTAGACCTAGGTGGTGACGGTAGTAGAAATGGCACAGGTAAGACTACTATTATTAATGCACTCAGTTACGCATTATATGGTGAAGCACTTACTAACATTCGTCGCGATAACTTAATTAACAAAACAAATGCCAAGGGCATGATAGTTAGTGTAGACTTTGAACTTAACGGTGTTGAATATCGTATAGAAAGAGGCAGACGTCCTAATATATTACGTTTCTTTGTTAACGGTACTGAGTCAGGTGATCAAGAGCAACAAGGCGACAGCAGAGAAACACAAAAACACATTGAAAAAATAATTGGCTTTACTCACGAAATGTTTAAGCATATTGTTGCACTAAACACATACACTGAACCTTTCTTAGGCATGAAAAATAACGATCAGAGAGACATGATTGAGCAACTACTTGGTATACAGGAGTTGTCAGAAAAAGCAGAAACACTCAAAGAAAGAATGAAGGATACTAGAGACAGTATCAAGGAAGAGGAAATTCGAATCAATGCTGTCAAAGATGGCAATGCTAGAATGGAAAAGAATATCAAAGAAATCGAAAGCCGCAGTATGGCCTGGGAAGCCAATAAGAAATCTAAACTATCTGAAATGGCTGATGCTCTAGAAGAAGTCAACGAACTAGATGTAGACGAAGAAATTGCAAAGCATAATGCATTAGTTGAAATAAAAGATCACGAAGCAAATTTAAATGTATTAGTAAGTAATATCACTAACACAGAAACCAGTATTAAAAGAAGTAATACTAAACTGCAAACACTAGAAGCAAATTTGGCTAAAGCAAAAGAAGGTACATGCCCTGCTTGTGGACAAGATACAGCACATTTAGACACACATGAAGAATATACGGCCGATTTAAACACCGAAATAACAGAGGAAAGGACATATAACAACACCCTAATCACTAAAGAAAAAGAGTTAAAAACAGGCGTAGAAATGCTAGGACCTGTTCAAGAACGCCCTAAAACCTTCTATAGAACACTAGAAGAGGCCCTTACTCATAGAAATAATGTAGATAACTTAATACAAAGTATTGAAGACAAGAACAACGAAGAAAATCCTTACATAGAACAAATAGAATCTATGAAACAAACTGGTATACAAGAAGTCAGTTGGGATATTATAAATGAACTCACAGCATTAAAAGATCACCAAGAGTTCTTGTATAAACTGCTAACAAGCAAAGACAGTTTTATCCGTAGACGTATTATTGATCAAAACATTGCTTACTTGAATCACAGACTGGCACACTACTTAAATGCTATTGGTTTGCCACATGATGTTAAATTTAACAGTGACCTAAGTGTAGAGATCACAGAGTATGGCAGAGACTTAGACTTTGATAATTTAAGTAGAGGTGAACGTAACAGACTAATACTGAGTTTGAGTTGGGCATTCAGAGACATATATGAAAGTCTTAATCACCCAATGAACTTTTTATGCATTGACGAACTTATTGACAGTGGTTTAGACGGTGTTGGTGTAGAGAATGCATTGGGCATACTCAAGAAAATGAGCAGAGAACAAAACAAAAATATCATGCTTATATCACACAGAGAAGAACTCAGTGGTAGAGTAAATGATGTATTATATGTAATCAAAGAAGGCGGCTTCACTAGTTACAACACTGATACGGAATATGTGGAAAGTTAGGTGAGCAACTGGACATACAACGGAAAGGCAGTAGACAACTTACCCGAAGATTGCGAAGCATTCGTGTATCTAATTACTAACAACACAAATAACAAAAAGTATGTAGGTAAGAAACTAGCAAAGTTTAAAACTACTAAACCACCACTCAAAGGCAAAAAGAATAAACGCCGTGGTTTCAAAGAAAGCGATTGGCAAACTTATTGGGGCAGTTCAGACAATCTAAAAGAAGACGTAGAAGCACTAGGTGAAGATAAATTTACCAGAGAGATTTTATACTTTTGTCCTAGCAGAGGCGTTGCTAGTTATATAGAAGCAAGAGAACAATTTGAAAGAAAAGTGTTATTGCGTGATGACTACTACAATGGTATTATCAACGTTCGAGTAGGTGGTTCAAAAATCTTACGTGAAGGCGTTAAAGATTCACTCCATAATCCAGATACATAAACTCCATCTAGTACCAGAAATAACTTTGCTTACTTCATGTTCTGTATCACCTGGAAAAACTATTCCGTCCCCTGCTTTTAGTTCTACAGGCTTATCCTCAATATAAAATATCCCGCCTTCAAACTCGTCATTGAGGGGAATACATATAGAGTACTTTGATAGATCTTTGTGTTTAGTACAAGTGTCATTTTTGTTATAATAATTAGCATAGAAAACATTATGATTTGTTATTATGTATGGTTCTGAATCTATACTTACTGGCTTGATCAAACTGCTAACATACTCTGCTAACTCCTGTGTTAATCGTAACCGGTGCGTATTAAATGTTTTATGTGTGTTATTCCAGTTGGTGTCAGTCCAGTAACCAGGTACCATTGTAAGACCCCCAGGGTTGGGAGATTCGTCTGGTAATTTGTTTATTATTTCAGAACACTGATCTTTAGTCAAAATGCCGGTGATCGTAAAATGCTCCATAGCAATATTTATGACTAGGATTACTCAAAAAATGTTATAAGCAACATCATAAGACGATAACTATTTGCTGAAGAACACAAAAAACACGGCACACTCAGACACAAAGTCTAACTCACATTACGGCACACAAATAGGACTATACACCCGCCCCAACCGAGGCATTGAATATCGGGCTCTTTGACAATCCGGCAATGGAAACACCCGGTGCGAGATTCTGGAGATGTATAGCGGCAAAGATACAAACACACGACAAACAGTATTAGAAGGATGTAGGCTCTGAGAAAAAGCAACCTACAAATTGATATAACTAAACTCTACAAGGTTATAACAATTTCCGTGAGATTCGAGACGGTAGTGTATGGGGACAAAAGGCTCACTGGTTCCTAATAGCACCCGAGTTAGAGATGGTAATGGTTCACTTGATGACACCTGACATTGTTCTCCTTGCATAAGGAGAATTATGGCTCAAGTTACTTGATAACTTCTTTTAAAAAAATTGCAAACAAAAACTGATTGAACGAAGTGAATGAAGTTTGCAGTTGGCAAAGACACGAAGTGTCTATAAACATTAACACATAAATATTAACATGATACCAGTAGAAGATAATTGGTTACACATAAAACATGAATTTCTTGAAGCATGTGATAACTTAAACAATAACAGTTTCATCGACAACCTCATGACTTTTAGAAACTTAGGATTGTTTAAACTTTTATTGGATAAACAACACAACGGTTTATCAGGACATCCACAAGACTTCCTAGAATGTGTATTGGCTATAGCAGAGCATGATGTAACAGTTGCACATGAGTTTGCCAAGATAGGCAGTATGTGTTTTCTTGTGCAACAGTTTCCACAACATGTAGCAGAGTCGGTGTACAAGGATTCCCCTGATGAAATCATAGTTAAAACAAACAGCGAAGCACCTGAGTATGCCGATTGGATAATAAAGCAAGATGATGCTGGATATATGCTGGGCAGGAATGTAAAAAATTTTAAGCCGGAGCATACTGTATCTTTCCGCGACCTACTAGACCCACAGCATGATAATTACATACTTAAATTAAGTTGGTTCCAACTGTATAACAGAGTATTAGTGTGCAGTCACTTAGGGGGTCTACAACGCATTATAAACGTCGCTATGCAACACAATACACATCAAGGGTTCATTGGTATAGCGGCACAAGAACTCGATGCTATGCGTCTTGTAATGCACAGAAACATTAACCATGCATTACTGCATTTAAAACACAATGAACAAATACCAATGTTTGATCGTACCAAGTATAAATTACAAGCAAGTGTAGTTCCTGGTAATGTGATTAATTGTGTTTCAGAGTATTGTTATCTATCCGACGAAATCGAATCTATAGTAGACCAGTTAGAACAACTTGACTTAGAGCATTTGATAAACGAGCATGATGATGGTGTTAACCATGTGGAACAATTAAAAGGCAATAACAGTAAAGACTTATTCCTCTGATGGCGGAGGTGCAGTATCAGGTATCATTTCCTGTTTCATTTCATTATCTTTTTTACCGCCGTTCTTGGCAGTAATATACGAACTAAAAGATTGTAGTACCATAACCTGATCGACTACGCCCATATGCCAGGCAGTAGGCCAGTCAATAGCACCTTCAGAATACATTACAAAATCAGCAATGCCCTTTGTGATATCTTCTGCCTGCTGTTCTAGACTTCCTAGATAGTCCCTGATTTGCTCAGGGTCTGCCCCACCTAGGAATTTAAGAAAAAACCTACTGGATCGTAGTTTATAGGTGTAGTGTAAACATGTTCACACTCACCGCATTGCATTTCTACTTCTTTTTGGATGCCACCATTGTTAATGCTAGAAACTGCATCATTTAATTCTATGCCAATTGCTTTTTCTACATTATCTAAAAAGTCTGCAATTTGTTTTACATCGTCAACAACAAGTTCTGTATCTGGTATTGTGATACTTACTATAGAATTAAGAATAACTTCGTAGTTCATTGTGCTAAGTTTTTCCAGTGCATCACCTAATGCTTTTAATTGTTCGTCACTGTTATTTACATCTATATTTTGAAACTGTCTATTTTGTTCTATAACTGCCTTGGCACCTTGTATGGTGTGCATGTAATTTGTAGGCGATATTAATACTTTTAAACCGTTTGATAACACAACTTCTTTGAGTGCTTCGATCTCTTGTGATTCTGCTAATGCAACAGATAAGTCTAAATCGAATCTGTTTGGCTCATTGCATTCTGGACAGTTTCTATCAATTTCCATAAATTTAGTATCTGAACTTGCTTGTCTAATTGCAATCAGCAATACTTCCATATCTGGAGCAAGTAGTAAAGCAGGATTTTTTACAGCAGGAACACAACTCTTAACAAGTTTTATAACTGCATCACCATTTAATAGTGCGTCTGGGTTTTTTGTAAGAATGTCATCTTTGGCTGTCATTGGGTAAACTGGTAGTTCACCAACTTCGGTCATTTCAACAACATCTTTGCTATAAAAATCAGTACCACTTGGTAATGCTACATATAACTTGGGATTTCTGTAAAAATCTGCTAAAGGGTTAGTATTCTGTGTCATATTCTCTCCAATATGTGATGTTTTAATAAAAACGATAAATATAACTATCGAAGCATCACTTTATTTGTAGTGTTATTTATCGATTATAATATACTCAGTTTACAGGAATTGAAATGACAGACATTGTAATAACTAATACCGAGGGTGTAACTAGCACTATTCAGAATCTTCCTGCATGGGCAACAGAAGCCACGCAGAAAAATATGCAAACCTTACTGAAAGGTTTAGGTACCAGTTCTCAAAAGATCGAGGCTATCATGCGATTACAATTAAAAGGTTATAAAGAGACTACTAAAAAAACTGCGGATGGTAATAAAGAAATACAGAAATTACTCAAAGTATTAGACAGCAATGATAAAAAAGAACAAAAAGAAGATAAAGCCGCTAACAAGGCCATGGAAAATGCTATCAAAGAACTCAACAATCTCACTGAAGACAGTTTAACGCAATTAGGCAAGTTAGGTAGAAACACCAATGATCAATCAGACAATCTTAATAAAATTTTAAAGGATCTGAATAATTCCGGTGACGGTATTATGAGTTTTGCAAGTGCAGGCGGATTTGCATTGGGCGGATTTGCAAAAGCAATTATGGGCGTTACCAAGATAATGGGTGCATTAGGTCTAGCAGTACTAGGAGCATTAAAGTATATAGGAAGTAGTTTTATAGACACATTCAAAATACTTAATAACAGTTTAAGTCAAGGCACAGGA